TGCTCCTTGAGCCTATCTACAATCCCCGCCCCCAGCCCACCCTCATCAATGACAACCATTGCAGGCTTGTACTCCTCCATTGCCTCAATGATATGCCCCACCACCGTCATGGTGTCATCACCTCTATACTTCTTTATAGACACAATATCCCGCCCCTGCCTGACCGCAATCACCGTGGCATCAGCCCCAAACCGCGCAGGATCCACACCAATGATGATAGGCGCTGAATTGTCCTTGTACTTAGGCCGTTTCATCGCTTCATCCACAATGTCGCTAGGTATAAACTGGTCATCCCCCGCCCGTGGAAACTCACCATACACCTCAACGTGCGCCTGGGCACTATCCGGCCCGTACTCCGCAATGATCCGCTCATAAACCGCCTTGTCCGTCCCCTCTACCGTCCGCGCATCCACCACCTTAGTCGCCCAAAAATCCCTCTTTGAGTGAAATGTCTCGTAAAAGTACCCCGTGTTGCGCCGTGGGTTGCTAAACGCCAGCCAGAAACGATTCGGCGTGTTCTCCGTGAAGAATCCACCAGTGACCGACCAAATCGAATCATCAATACCACTGGCTTCATCAAAAATCACCAGCACACCATCAAAATTGTGCACACCAGCATAAGCATCCGGGTTTTCTGCTGACCACAGCCTGCCCTCCACGCCCCAATACCTCGTACCTTTCTTCAAGTCGCGCTCGACTAACTCAGTCAACCACTTGGCTGGGGCTACTCGCGTTGCACTAACTTCAAACCAGTGGCTGTTTAGCCCCATAGCCAGCCACTTGGTTATCTCTGCCCAGGTGATTGAACGCAGTTGGTTCTCCGAGTTGGCTGAGATGATGGTTGTTGAGCCAATCCTTGTCGACGCCATCCATATAGTTAGCCAACTGACCAACGCCGACTTACCAATACCCCGTCCGCTGGACACTGCTTCTTGCAATACCGAGTAGTCGACAACGCCCTTGTTCTTCTTAATATGGTTGGCAAGGTCTTGCAGCACCTCGCGCTGCCATTTGCGCGGGCCGGTGAAGTGTTCCAGCGGCGTCCCCTTGCGCCCCCAGGGAAACAGGTACAACACAAACGCCAGTGGGTTGTCTTTGAGCGCCGGACTCCACAGCCGCGCCATGAGTTCTTGTTCGTCTTCAGGCTGGTAGATTGTGGTCTGCATCTATGATTTCTACGATGCGCCGCTCGGCTTCTGCCAGCGCCTGGGTTATGGATATGCGTTGGTCTATCTCTACTGAGATAGCCTGCTTGGCGACCCAGCCGTGTTGATGCTTCAGTATCTCTAGCGCCGCCTTGGCGTCGCCGCCCCGCGCGGCGTTGTGCAGAATCTCGGCCATCTCGCGTTCGCCGTCGGCTTTGCCCTTCATCGCGGCCATGTTCACAACTGGATCAAAGTTACTCAGCGTCATGAATTCTTGCGGCAGCATACCGGCTGCAAGCGCGAGTGTCTCACCGCGCAAGCCTAGCTTTGCTGCATCGTACACGGCCTGTAAGCGCGACTCTGTTGCTTTTAACTCTCGAATTGATAGCGGAAAGGAGATCATGCGCGGTTTATATCATAAAAAATAAAAATTGTTTGCGGACGCTCCGTAGCCGTGACCATCGGCGCTCGGCCCTCCCACCCCGGCCTCGGCGACCGGCAGGCAGGCGACCGGCAGGCAGGCGACCGGCAGGTAGGCGACCGGCAGGTAGGCAGCCAGCAGCCAGCAGCCAGCAGCCGGGCAGCCATGTGCCATGTGGGCAGTGCACCAGGGCGACCGGCAGGCAGTGCACCAGGGCGACCGGCAGGCAGTGCACTAGGGATGTGTGCCATGTGTGCCATCTGGCAAACATGGCACACACTGCCCACAATCTAGGCGTGTGGGTCATGTGGGCAGTGTGTGCCATCACTTTTCAGTCGCTCCAACTCCGCACAAACGTATGCATGGTATGCACGGGCCTAGTCTAGCCCTATGTATACATACTGACATTTTTTTTTTGTTTATTGAAAAATACTTGACACACATGACACACAAAGGCCCATTTTCATTGGAGAGCATCACGTCAACGTCATTACCCACAGTCAACCCACACTCCGACACACATGACCCACAATGGCGCACTGTACAAACGATCAGTTAAATAATTTGTCACACTGTAACTTTATCGGTTACACTGCAAGCACTGGCAAACTCAGCCAGCAAACAGTAAAGGACAGTACACCATGCAAACACGCGAACAATGGCTCTCTCAAGCTACCATTGAACTGCGCGCACTGTTTAAACAGTGTGGCGTAGACTTACCCTTGCAAGTGCGCGCCTCATGCGGCTTCCCTTCAAAATCAGCACTGGCAAGCAAGAACCGCAGAATTGGCGAATGTTGGTCTGCCCGTGCCAGTGCTGATAAACATGCCGAGATTTTCATCTCGCCCACAATCAGCGACAGCGCCCGAGTGCTTGACATTTTGGCGCATGAGATGATTCACGCATCACACCCGAATGACGGGCACGGCAAAGCGTTTAAACGCACTGCCCTTGCTATCGGCCTCACTGGCAAGATGACAGCGACAGTAGCAGGCCCACAATTCACCGCATGGGCGTCGCCTGTGCTCGCCCAACTTGGCGCATACCCCCATGCCGATCTAGTCCCCGCAAACGCGCAGAAAAAGCAAAGCACCAGAATGTTGAAGTGTGTATGCCGCGAGTGTGGTTATACCGTGCGCGTAGCTGGCAAATGGCTGAACGACATGGGCGCGCCTCACTGCCCGGATCATGGCGAGATGGAAAGCGTTTAAACAGTTTCAGCTACTGCCCATACTGTGGGCAGTGGCGGCAATTGTGCCGGTAACAGGAAAACACCATGAAGCAAATAACCCCTGATGACTTCACACGGATAAATAATGACGCAAATGGAAACCCGCGCCACGTTTGCCATTTCCTACATTTAGACGTTCACGGGTGGCAGTCTAATATCGGATTGTCAGATCGCTACGCCATTGCCTGCAAACTGGCTAACAGTATCGGCGGCAAAAAATTTCATAACAAACAATATGGTGGCGGTATCGTATTTCAAGAATATGCCGGATGCCTTGATTCTCTGTGCGAACGTATCAACCGTTTGACTCAGCGCGAAGGGGTCGCAGCATGAACGCCACCCCATTGGAATGGTCGCCATTGTGGGCAGCTATGGACGCCAAGCCCTCCGAATGGATACCGACCACCGAAGCCATGTATTGGGAGATGCTGGAATGCGTACCACCCAGGGCGCAACGTGGCGGGGCTTTTCTTGTCGGTGAACCCCTTCGCCACAATGAAAACGGGCAAGCTGTACACGCTTGTTTTAACAAGTTGGGCGATGATTATTTTGCCCGTAATCTGACACTTGCAGAATTCAAAACTGATATTTTGGCCGGTTATTGAATTTGTTCATAAACTTAATCAAATAACCCTCAAGCCCTTACCCTGTAAGAATTTATAGCTATCATTTTAGGAGTGATATGAGAAAACTACTCTGGACCCTAGTCCAAGGACTTATCGGCGCTGCCGTATGGGGCTTACCCTTTGCTTACTATTTTTGGAGTATGAAACCATGAGTTGCTATTCTGTATTTGACCAAAAAACCAATAAGCAAATTCGGGTATTTCATTACGATATTTTGGTTTCAGATGATTGGAAACGTGCAAAGCGTTTAGCGTTTGACATGGCGCAAGGTATGCACAAGGGAGGGTATCCCTGCACTGTGGAGCAATTCCATATGTCCGACATTGTGGGCAAACAGATTTTTAACACTAATGAGGCGACAGTATGAAAACCTTATCCTGGCCGCACCTACGCGCCCTGGGGCGCACTGACAACGGAAATCGATGGTATCCCCGCGAGGATATCGCGCCCTACTTTGCGCCCCTACGCGCCCCGTCTAGGGCATGGCCTAACAGCTACGCGAAAGCCGCGCAGACCCTTAAATTCGCGAAGTGGCTGCGCGGCAATAATCCGGCTCTGGCCGCTCAATTGGGAGTCGAGGCATGAAAACAATCACACTTGGCCGCGCCCGGTACAAAGTACGCGACGACCGCGACATTATGGGCGAACTGTTGAAAATTACAGGTAAGCATAAGATCATAAAAAGCAAAGGCGCGGAGCGGCGCCTATACCCGGAGCACGGCGCCACGCTCAGCACGGCGGCTTATGTCGCGCAGTACTACGGACTCAACTCGGAGAGGCGCCTGTTTAAAAACCATGCGGCGCCCTACGGTGACGACAACCTGGCCGGGTTCTACGCGGGCCTTAGCGACCGCCTGAGTGTGCCTGTGGGCGAAGATAGCATGGAGGTGGAACTGTGATCATCCAGAATGTCGACTATGGGATCAGCGCCGAGGTCATGCAGACCCTGAATGGCTGGTGGAAGGTCACGCTGCGCGACGACGACACGGGCGAGACCGTAGGCCCATCGGTGCGACTCTTCAACCTGGAAGCCGACGCCCTGGCGTATGCGGAGAAGCTATGCGCCTGACTGATCCTAAGACTATGCGGGAACTGTTGGCCGACGGCTGGACTCGGGATCAGGTTTACGGCGCCGTCAAGCGGGGCGACCTCGTCAACCTGAACCGCCTGGACGCCTGGGGGCGCATCCGGCGGGGGCCGGGCCTGTTCGCCCCACCCGCTGGGCCGGGCGTCACCTTCACGGCCCTAGCCGACGCCTGGGGGCGGCCATGCTGATGGCCGCACTGTTCGCGGCGCTGCTGGCGCTGCTGCTGAACCTATAGAAAACGGCCCTTACGGGCCGTTTCTCATGATAGCCGGGCTATCGTGATTCTCACGCGACCGTCCGGCGCATCTCTGACCTGGTCATACTGACCAGTTCAGGCGCCACGAAAATATGCTTCTTGCTGTTGAAGTCTCGGGAATGGATCAGGCCCATGTCGAGCCACCCGGCCTCGCGGAAGGCGTGGAACAGGGCGCCCTGGACAATCTTGACGCCCGGCGGCGCTGCGCCTGACCCCTGGACCCTGTCGCAGATAATGTGAAACGGCGAGCCGATGACGCCCTGGGCGAACGGGCCGCGACGCTCACGCATCATCTCGACCAGCACCGATTCGGCAGTACTCATCCCCGCCTCGACCATGATGGCCTTGGCCTCGGTCATCGGCGGCGGGGCGGCGGGGTTGAAGGCCGACACGTCGCGGGCGGCCAACCACGCCGCCACGCCTGCGAAGCCGTTACGATTCGTGTACCAATTCCAGAGGGCCACGGCGTCGACCTCGGGCAGGCGTTCAGCCGCCGCCCAGAGCACGAACCAACGGCGGTCATCAGAGGGCAGCGAGATCGACACGCGCTCGTTACTGAAGGCCACGACCAGCACCCGGTTCAGGGCCATGTAGGGGTGCAGTCCTTTACGATTCACGGGCAGGTACTCGGGCGGGGCGGCGATCACTGGCTTGAGGTGATTCTCCAACGCCCGGCGGTCGCGGGCCTCACTCTGGCGCAACTCGGCGATCTCCATGACCTCGCACTCCAGCCCGTAGCCCCACTGCGAAGTCAGGTCTTCATTTTTTACCAGCGCACAATTCAGTTTGGCCGGGCCGCCGACGGCCCAAAAAAAAGGCGCCAGAAGGGTATCCTTACCGGAGCCTGGCTTGCCGCCCAGCAGAACGGCATGGTTGATCTTGTGACCTGGGAACTGAACCTTATGGGCCAGCACGTTAAGCAGATGCTCACGCTCGAAGTCGAGGGGAACCATGCGCTCCAAATGGCGAAGCCAGATGCTGATGTCGCAGGCCACAGTCGGCGGGCGGGCGTCGCGCCAGCGGTTGCCGTAGACCAGCCCGTCCTTGGTGACTAGCACCGACTCGCCAGCGGCATAAGTAATACCGACCAGCGACTTGGCGCCAGCCGCCTGCCGGTTCTCGTCAAAGCATACGCTGGCCTCAACCCGGCGGGCCGACTTGCCGGTCGAGTGAACCGACACGCACTTGACGTGCCGAAACAAGGCGTTGAAGGTGTTGCGGGACAACTCGCGGCGGTCTTGCATATCGAAGAACGCCTCGTCATCCTGGAGATATGCGAAGCGTTGATACCACTTAGACTTCTCGACCCTGCCTAATTCCTTGCGTTCAACTTCGGCGATGACCTCGGCGGCGGCGTCGGGGTACTCGGGGCTTGGTTTGATCTTGGCGAGGGCCAGTTCCAGATGCGCGGCCATCAACTCGTCGCGCAGGCCGGGGGCGTGGCGGGGGCCGCCGTTGTCGGCGACCCACTGCATAAAAGTGTTACTGTCCAGATCAACGCAGTGGCCGTGCATACAGCAGAACGCCCGGTTCAGGGGCATATAGCGGCCCTCTGGGTTGCCGTCGGTATGCTCGGCGCTATTCGGGCAGATGACCCCCGCCCAGCCCTCGGCGTTAGGGCGACTGAGCAGCAGCCCCTGACCCGACAACCAGACCAGCACATCGTCGGCGCCATCGTCGGCCATCCGAATCGGGCGGGGGCCGGAGGACTCGGCAGGGCCGGGCGTCACATCAAGGGCGGCGCAGATGTCGGCCAACGTGAACTCGCGGTCTGGGTGGAACTCCGTCAGAATCGACCCCCACTCGGCCCGATTAGGCTTCATGTTGACCGACCCCGGCAGGCGGAAGTTGCGGACGGGGTTACAGGCGCCGGGGTCGGTGTAGCCCGCAGCGGCGATGGCCTTGACGGCGGCGGCGAACTCGCCCTTGGGCGGCTGTTCGCTGAAGACGTAGCCGTACTGATAGTTGCCGGGCGAGGTCTCCATGATCCAAGTTGGCGGCAGCGGCGGGGTCTTGGACTTAGTGCCGATGTCGTCCAGCACCATCACCGCGCAGTACTCACAATTGGCCGACGACGCCGACACGCGACCGTCCTCGAAACGGTCGACGATGAACGACGCTGTATTGCCGTACCATGCCTCGCCATCACGGACGCCGTGGGACGGCAGGTACGAGGGCCAAGTAGCCTTGATGGCCCCGTCGGCGTGATACTGCCGTTCGCCGCCACGCAACTGTGGTTTTTGGCGCACAAACAGCATTGTCTCGCCCTCGGGCGCGAGAGCCGTGATAAAATCTAAAAATTGCACGTTGTCATCCTTTGCGCCGCCCCTGACCGGGCGGCGTTTTTATTTGCCGTAACGCGGCATCGTCTTGATACCACAGTCCAGCGGCAGGCCAGTGGCCCATGCTGGCGGCGTAGTCATCACCCTACGCACTTCCTCTTCTGTACCGCCCTCGACGACGATCTCGTCGTGAACGTGCAGAACCACATCATCAAGCTGGCGCAGCGCGTAGCGCAGCAGATCGTTGGCGACGGCCTGGGTGACGTTCTCGCAAGCCAGACCGCGCCACAGCCGGGCGCGGGGCCACTCGGTGGCGTCCTGCGCGGGCTTCCACGCTGCCTTAGCGTAGCTGATGCCGTCGTCCTCCAGCCGGGCAAAGGGGTAGCAAAGCACACGGCCAGAGGGTAAAGAATACCAGAGATGCAGGC